AGGCACAAGCCAGTATGGTATCGCCTTCAACAACGCTTACTGGCGCATTGCAACGGCTTCCATCAGCCGCCAACGTGGTGATGACCCCAAGTTCAGTGTCATGATTGATCTGGCTGCTTACGCTACAGCAACACCAACTGATGATACCAGAGACATTGCGTTCTCTAGGTTCCACGCAAACCTAGCTGACATTCAAGCTGCATCGGGTGACGCATTCATGGACAAATGTTATAGCTGGGTAATGGCTCAAGCTGACATGGCTGGCTCAACAGCGGTCTAATCTACGGTGGACAAAGATGAAGGTTGGCACATATCCAGAAGTGTCCCCGCAACTCTTCTGCTCGGCCTTATCACACAAGCAGCCGCAATCGTCTGGACAGTGTCTATGATGATGGCGGATATTCAGCAGAACACAGAGAAACTCATAAACTTCTCTGAGCGTGTGAGTAAGGTTGAGACTATGGTACAAAGCCAAGCAGTAAGCATGGCTCGTATCGACGAAAACATTCAACACATTCGAGGCGCTGTCGAGAAGATGGCCAACGAATAACAGGTGCTCTGCATTCTGGTGTTCGTTGGGTACTCCCATGCGTTCATCAGTGGCCAAGGCAGTTGGTTCCACAAGAGGTGCTATTACTCCTGTGGAACCAGCAGTCATTGGTACGACAGGGTGTTCAGGGTGTCCCCCAATTATAACTGTAAGAGGAGGATAACCTTATGATCGAAGTATTAGCCCTAGCCTCCGCTGTAGGTACCATATCCAAAAGCATATCCAGTGCCGTCCAAGCTAAAAAAGACGTTAGCTCAATCCTCCCAGCTTTTGGTAGACTAGCAAAGCTAGAGGCCGACATAGGCATAGCCGAGTCCGGCCGCCACAAAGGCCCCCTTGGTCGTCTCAGTTCTTCAGAAGAAGAAGGCTTTGCAATTGCCCAAGCCAAGATGAAACACAAGGAGTGTATGGAAGAACTCAGGTCAATCTGCATGCTCTATGGCCCACCAAACATGTGGCAAACGGTGCTCAGAGAGCAGGCCTCTGCCCGTAAGAGACGCAAGGATACCTTAGAGGCTCAGGCAGCCAAGAGAGACAAGATGTTCTACCTTGTGACTGTGGTCTTTGGTGTCCTGATCTTTGCTGTTGGCACTGGGGGTCTCTTCTGGGGAGCAGCGATACTGGCAGGCACCCAAAGATAAAGGAACTCAAGATGACTATAGTAATGGAGCGGGTGTTGGCTTGGAAGCTAATGCCCCGAATAATGATGGCTGTGATGACCCTAATGTATGTCCAAGTTTTACACTGGTTCATGGGTCTTTCAGCAGCCGATATGACATCACAAGCAACCGCACTGACAGCTACAGTAACTGGCGCAATGACTGGTGCCTTTGCAGTTTGGTTAGGACATGAGAAATGATCGCCCAACTAATAGCACCAATCAGTGGCCTCCTAGACAAGTTCGTGGAGGACAAGGATCAGAAGGCAGCTCTAGCCCATGAGATATCCACGATGGCCGAGAGGCATGGTCAGGAACTGGCCCTAGCCCAGCTTGAGGTCAACAAAGAGGAGGCCAAGGGCAACTGGTTTCAGTCGTCTTGGCGTCCAGCCACAGCATGGGTGTGTGTCGTAGGCATGGCCATTAACTACATGGTCTCCCCCCTCCTGGCCCCCTGGGACATCGTGGTTCCACAAGTAGACACCTCAGTAATGATGCCAGTCCTCATGGGTCTACTGGGCCTAGGTGGCCTGCGGTCATTTGAGAAGACAAAAGGAATAGCAAAGTGAAAGACAACTTCGAGGAAAGCCTAAAGATGATCCTTCATCACGAAGGTGGGTACGTCGATCATCCCCAAGATCCCGGTGGGCGTACTAATCTAGGGGTGACGCAGGCAGTCTATGAAGACTGGGTAGACCGTCCTGTCACTGAGGACGAAATGAGGTCACTGACTGTTGCTGATGTGACCCCGATCTACAAGCGTCGGTACTGGGATCGGATGAAAGGAGATGATCCACTAATGGCCTCCGGGGTCGACTTCTGCACCTTTGACCTCTGTGTTAACGGAGGTACCGGCAGAGGAGCCAAGATGCTCCAGAAAGTCGTGGGTGTAACCCAGGATGGTGGCATAGGGCCTCAGACATTAGCAGCGGTTGCGAAGATGGACCCAGTAGACATCATCGAGCAGTACGCCGCCGAGCGCGAGGCCTTCTACCGGCGCCTCAAGACCTTCGACACCTTTGGTCGAGGTTGGCTCAGGAGGAACGAAGAGACACGCATTGCCGCTCTCAAGATGGCAGGCGACTAACCTTAGAACACTGGTCACTCATCAGAAGTGATCGGTGTTTTTTCAACCTCGGAATACCAAGAGACCCCTCTATAGGAAAACTCTTGTAATCCCAGGATCCGATGCTTATATGTGGGTCAAGACGATGTGACCAAGTACGACGCTAGGCACGCGGAGAGGTGCCGGAGTGGACGAACGGGACGGATTCGAAATCCGTTGTACCTGCAAGGGTACAGACCCAGGTTTAGCCACTAAATAGCGATAGTACAACGGACACATGCGTCTTTAACTTAAAGTTGGAGACTTATGATGACTAATGAAACAAAACACACCGGCGTCTTTTCCGAGATCTACCCCCAGGCCACCATCTGGGAGTTTGACACCACTGGTGAGGCATATGATGCGTCCCAGACCGATGATTTGGCCAAAGGTGACATCCTTTATATACCCTCAGAGGGCGTCGTTGGCTTTGCAGACACATGGCCTTTTGCAATCAGCTGCAAGCGTGGTGATCTTCACAGCGTTGACGCGCCATATGACCAGTACTACCACACCACTGCTGCGGGTGTTGCAAGGGCTCTAGGTTTCCCTGAAGCCCAGGTACGTTGCGCCCTGTTCATGCAAGCCCGTGTTCACCTGGAGGAGCGCCAGGCGTCTGCTTATGCCACAGCTGCTGCTCATCCTCTCGCAAAGTCAGGCCAGCCATATCAGGTGTCTGATACTCATGTGGAGGCATCAGCATGAGACACCCCTGGAAAGACATCCTAGGTGACCTGGTCGGAGTATTGAGCCTGGCCGGCACCGGTTATTTCTTATTCATCATTGCGGGAGTACTCTAATGCTTATCAAGGATTTCCTTAACACACACGCCGCCAACATCTGGGGACCTAATGTAGACCAGTCAGAGAAGCACCTGACCGAGAGCGTCTCTAAGATCAACCTGTTCCTCTCGTTTGACGGTAATCACCTGAAGCACCTCAGTGACATCCGTGCCTGTGATATCATGGACTTTGGTCATTGGTACCGGCGCACCACCGGTCGCAGCGAGAGCACCCTGAACCACTACAAGGCTGCCATCAGCAAACTATATGCCTATGCTGCGGAGTACGGTGAGATCGAGGCTGACCAGGTTCCCAGGATCAAGTTCAACAAGATTAAGCAGCCTGCGCCACACTTCTACTCAGCTGAGGAGATCTCTAAGATCCAGGACTACCTGGTGGGCTGTAAGCAATCTTGGTTACTACACATGTTCAACATAGGCATCTGCACCGGCATGCGTAAGTCCGAGATCTGGGGTGTGACCAGGGACAACATCAAGTGGATAGACGGCGAGATGTTCATTCACCTGGAGCACACTAAGAATGGCTATGAGCGCGACGTACCGGTCTCTCTGGAGGTCAAACTGGCTTTTGACGCAGTGGACTGGTCATTCCCTAAGACACGCTCTGGTAACTTCCCTGAGGGGCCACACAGACGTGCCTGGAACGAGATTAGACATGTGATCTGCAAGGGCAAGAAGATGGCTAACTTCCATGCCGCGAGACACACAGCTGCCAGTACATTAAGCAACGAGATGTCTACCAACTTGGGCCTGGTTGCTGAGTTACTTGGTCACCGGGACATAGCTACGACTAAGAAGTACGTCCACGCCAAACCTAAGACCATGTCGGGTCTTGTGCAGAAATTAAGCAGTATTGGGATTTCCAGGACAAGCTGATGCACCGGACCTAGGCTAATCATTGACTTCCCCAAAAGACAAATACAGATTTAGAATCAGGTAGGTTCCCCATGAAAAGAACACTAGAAACACAGATATACTTAATGGCCTCTACTTGCAGAGTGAATTCCAGTGCCGTGTTGGCTTTACCTAAGGGCTTTTGGCCACCATTCCATGAAACTGTGCCCTATTTCCCCCGTTTTTAAGACCATAATACAGTCAAGATAAAATCATTTGTTATCAATAGCCTGACTAAGAGACCCCTCTAGATACATCTAGAGTACTTTAGTGTCCTTACTCGGGTAAATAAAACGGGAGAATATACTATGGAAGACAATAGAAAAACAGAAGCTCACTACAAGCGAGTTTCAGACAGCCAGTGGGTCAATAGGAACGACGTCAGGTCGGCCAAGGGCGGATGTCGGCACAGGGCGCTACAGTGGTCGATTACTGAGACAGGTCCACCAGAGGGACAAGAGAACCACCCTGAAAAGACACAAGATCACAGAGATAAATCACCATCTGATAGATACGGAAGAAAGACAACTTTAGAAGAACAAGAGGCCCTAGAGGCCCAGATGGTCCAAAAAGGCCATGACCGATACGAGGCAAGACAGGCAAAACTAAAGGGCAGTTCTCAGGAAGCCGCTCACGTTATAATCGCAGACGCACTTCCTAAAGTCGCTGAAGTAATCACCCAGTACATTGCAAACGACGAAACCAGGTTCAAGAGTGGCCAGGGCAAGAAGTCGTTCTGGTATGACACTCTGAAGGACCAGGACCCCCTGACCTTAGCCTACTTAGGTCTCAATTGTTGCTATGATGCTGTCATTAACGCCTCCACATATGGTGCTGCTTTAGTCGCCATAGGAGCTAGGGTAGAAAACGAGAGTTGGGCTAAAGAGCTCAAGCTCTATGACAAGGATCTCTACAAACGCCTAGTCAATCAGGTAACCAAGGACCACTCTAGTGAACGCTACAGGTTCAAGGCTGCTCGTCATATTGCCAAGTCGGCTGGGTTCACCAAAGACAAGTGGTCAGCCAAATCTAAGGCCTCCCTAGGTTCCCCTATAGTCAACGCAGTCCTCGAGGCCTGTGACATCTTCCTAGTCACAACCGAGAACACTGCTGTCATGGCTGGTAGGGCCGTCAAGCACAACACCAATAGACACATCAGTCTAACGCCAACGGCAGAGCTTGCCGTGAGGGACAAGGCCTTTGCTGACAGCTGGGCCTCCCCTATGTTCATGCCATTGGTCGTTCCACCTAAGCCCTGGACAGCCTTTGACACAGGTGTCTACCAGGACGAGATCTTAGGTGCACTTACACCTATGGTCAGGAAGTCCACAGCGGAACAGAGACGCGCTGTGAAGCACGATTTCATCAAAGGTATCCCAGACTACGTCAAAGCAATTAACGCACTCCAGGCGACTCCTCTGAAGATCAATACGAAGGTCTTTGAGGTCATCAAGTGGATCCGGGACGAAGGTAAACGCTTTGAGGGCTTCCCGGACCTGGATCCACCAGAGCAAACGCCCTATCCAGAGCACCCTGAAGAGCACTCTGAAGAGTACATCAGTCAGGTCAGGAAGGATCGTAAGAAGTGGCATGGAAAGAAGCGTGAGGCTGTGACCAACGTCTGTGTCCTCCAGGAGGACCTAAAGACTATGGATTACCTGTCTGACTTCGATGAGTTCTACCTTGGTTGGAGCTTTGACTTCAGGGGCCGTATGTATCCTGTTAGTCATTACAATTACCACCGGGATGACCATATCAAGGCCACCTTTATGTTCGCCAGAGGTAAGAAACTGGATGAAACAGCCCAGGGTTGGCTTATGATCCAGCTGGCTAACGTAGGTGACTTTGACAAGGTCTCCAAGCAGTCCCTGGAAGACCGCATCCAGTGGGTCATGGACAACGAAGAGATGATCCTGGCCTGTGCCAACGACTATGTATCAACCTATGATACCTGGACTAAGGCAGACAAACCTATGCAGTTCCTGGCTGCTTGCTGGGAGTATCAGAAGATGCTGACAGACGGGCTAGAGTATGTGTGTCATCTCCCGATCTCTCTAGATGGAACCAACAGTGGAACCCAGCACTATTCTTTGGCTCTGAGGAACCACCACGATGCTGCTATGGTTAACCTGGTCCCAAGTGACGAGTGCCAGGATGTCTATCAGATCGTTGCTGATGCCGTCACTGAGCGTCTCAAGGCTGAGGACACGCCCGAGGCAAAGGCCTGGTTGGACTGGGGTATCTCCAGGAAGACCGTCAAGCGGAACACGATGACCTTTGGCTACAACTCGGTCCAGCGTGGCATGGGTGACCAGATCATCGAGGACCTCATGCATCCCCTCCAGAAACAGGTGAACTACAATGAGATCCCTAGTCACCCCTTTGGCGACGAGAAGTCTCAGACCCGCCACGCTCGTTATCTGGCGGCCATCAACTATGATGTCATCAGTAACACCCTGGAGAGCGTCAAAGACGGTATGGTGTTCCTCCAGAGCTATGCTGATGCTCTAGCCCGTGAACAGAAGAGTGTGCGCTGGAGGAGCCCCAGTGGCTTCCCATGCGTTGCCAGGTACACCAAGGATAAGACCGAGAGGGCTCGGATATTCCTGTATGACCGGGAAGCTAAGATCCTCAAGGAGACCAGGGTCAATGTACAACAGGACACCAACGTCTTTGACACCCGCAAAAGTAGGTCATCGATAGCTGCTAACTGGGTCCACTCACTTGATTCCGGGCACATGTGTCAGGCGATCCTAACTGGGCAACAGGCTGGAATAGAAGACTATTTTATGATCCATGACTCATTTGGCACACAGGGTGCGGACACATGGGCTTTCTACCACTGCATCAGGGCGTCCCTGGTCGACATCTACGAGGGCACCTGTGTCCTGGCTGACTTCGAGCAGGAATGTAGGTCTCGCCTGTCTAATCCCGACATGGATCTGGCTAAGGTTCCTACCAAAGGGTCACTAGATGTCTCTAGTGTCCTCAACAGTGAATACTGCTTCAGCTAACGGAAAGGATGAACCATGACTAAACGGATACCCATGAATGGTGGTGACGAATATGATGCCTTCAGTAAATACCGTAAGTTCCTACGCTGGAGATCAGGTCAGCTGAAGAAGATCAAACGTGCATACAACAAACGGTTTCGTAGACATACAAGGGAGCAACTAGAATGAAGAGTGACATAATAAAGGTAATAGAAATAGACGAACATGAAGATGGTAGTGCTACTCTACAACTAGAGTGTGACCCAGAAACATATAGGTCTATCTTCAATGTAGGCTTTGTATCATTAGTCAGGGCTGGGTTGGACGCTGAGTGGGATAAGGAACTAAAATGAAACGTATAACCAGCAACTTGGAGGCGGCAGCCTAAGTACGCAAATAAGTACACACAAATGATTAACCAGGGGGCCTTCGGGTCCCCTTTTTTATACCTCAGACACTAACCGCCCCCTTTAGATACAAGCGAAACTACCAAAGCCTCTGTATCAGTTGGAAACCCAAAAGGAGACGCAAATGTCTAAAGTAAAGTATGTCACACCACCCGGTATCGCTGGCTATCCCTGGCTCCAACCAGGACGCCCAGATACTGCCTTCGATACTGAGGGCAAGTATAAGACCAACCTCCGTATGAGCCCGGAAGATGCCGAGCCTATGATGGCCATCATCAACAAGCTACGGAAAGAAGAGTTCACAGCCAAGGACAACGTCCGTCTGCCATTTGACAAGGATGAAGAGACCGGCGACGTGGTCTTTAAGATCCAGTCTAGGTATCAACCAGGCTACATTGATGCGAAGGGAAACCCAATCTCAGAAGCATCTGTACCTCTGATGTACTCAGGCTCGACCCTCCGCTGTTCTGGTATGGCTGAGAACTACACAAACGGCGCCAACAAGGGCATCTCCCTACGCTTGTCGCATGTCCAGGTCATTGACCCTGTGTCTGGTTCCGGTGGATCTGCCGGTGACTTCACACCAGTCGAGGGCTTCACGGTAGGAGCAGGTGCGTCTTCTGGCGCTGCTGACTTCGCTGGTGATGACGGGTATGACTTTTAGGTCTAGGTCCACTGGGTACAGGCTGGGGTTCAGGTCGGGTCTTGAAGAGAAGGTAGCCGATCAGATCACCAAGGCAGGTCTGAAGGTCACCTATGAGACCGACAAGATCATCTACAGGATACCCGCCAGGGACCACAAATACACGCCAGACTTTAAGCTCCCCAAACCGGGGGGCTTTTTCTTTTGTGAGACCAAAGGAATCTGGTCAGTGGTTGATAGATCCAAGATTCTACTGTGTCTACGCCAGCATGAAGGCCTAGACATCAGGATGGTATTTAGTAATCAAAACAGTAAGTTGTACAAGGGTAGTAAGACTACCTATGCAATGTACTGTGAGAAACACGGGATCAAGTATGCACATAGGTGGATACCTGACAGCTGGCTTGAAGAGGCCAGACAAGGAGAGCGAGGGGCGGCTTAGGTCGCCCCTTTTTGATTCAACCGGGAGAGACACAATGGCTAATAAAGGTAGGTATCTGACACAACACCTAAAGCAATCAAACCAACACAACAAACGTGCCAAGTCTGAGGCAAACCCAAAGCGTGTTCCCAAGCGGCGTAAACCCAAAGCACTACGTGGGCGCATCTGATGGGCACCCAATATGAACATGAAACCGACAGCGAGTTTGTGGCCCACGTTCCCTGTGACGAATGTGGATCAAAAGACAACGCCGCACTGTACAACGACGACCACTCCTTCTGCTTCGGGTGTGGACACTGGGAGGCTGGCGGAGAGGCCCCTACAGGCACCAAACGGGTGTCAGATACCCAAGGGCTCCTGAACGGCGACTATGTGGCTCTGAGGAGCCGTAGGTTGACTGAACAAACCTGCCGCAAGTTTAATTACACCGTGGGTCAACACCAGGGTAAGCCGGTGCAGATCGCAACGTACCGAGATACCCAGGGACGCCCCTGTGCTCAGAAGCTCCGCACCAAGGACAAGAAGTTCTCTATCGTTGGTGACGCCAAGAAGATGACATTGTACGGCAGTCACCTCTGGAGCAATGGCAACAAGCTGGTCATCTGTGAGGGTGAGATCGATGCCATGAGCGTCAGTCAAATCCAGAACCACAAATGGCCAACTGTTAGTCTGCCAAATGGTTCAGCTTCGGCTCGTAAAGCACTGTTAAACAACTATGATTACCTAATGGGCTTCAAAGAGATTATCCTCTTCTTTGACAACGATGCCCCAGGCCTCGAGGCTGCTATAGCCTGTGCCGAGGCAATGCCCATTGGTCTCTGCAAGATAGCCTCTATGGCTGAGTACAAGGATGCCAACGAGGCCCTGGTTGCCGGCAATGCTAAGGCCGTTATTGATGCCATCTGGCAGGCCCGTGAGTACCGCCCGGATGGCATTGTGTCATCAGCGGACCTCAGGGATGTCATTGGTGTTGGTGACGCCATATCGCCCATCCAGTACCCCTGGGATGACCTAAACGAGATGAGCAAGGGACTAAGGCCCTCCAGCCTGGTCACCATCATTGCAGGCTCTGGTGTGGGCAAATCCACGTTCATCCGGGAGATCATGTACCACGTCCAGCAATCTGGGTTCCCGTGCGGCATGATGATGCTCGAGGAGACCACCAAGAGGACCATGCAGGGCCTGGTTGGGATCCACATGGGTAAGAACATCACGGTGGACGCTGATGCTGCCACCAGGGAGCAGATCGAGGCGTCATTCGATGACCTGATTTCGACCAACCCATTCTACCTCTTTGATCACTTTGGCTCGACCGACTTGGACACCGTGATCAACCGAATACGTTATATGAACAAGGCGCTGGGCTGCCAGGTTATCTGTCTCGATCACATCAGTATCCTGGTCAGCGGGATGACCGGCAAAGTCACTGATGAAAGGCGGTTAGTCGACGATATAACCACCCGGCTCAGGACCGAAGTTCAGGCCCTGGGCATCACCCTGCTTATGGTGTCTCACCTCAAGCGCCCCTCAGGTGACCTAAGCCATGAGCAAGGTGCCAGGCTTGGTCTCAACCAGATCAGATCCAGTCATTCCCTAGCACAACTAAGCGACCAGGTG